GGTGATTTTTCAAGTCTGTCAACTGGAAATGCTATTTATTTTGGAACAGATTTTATTCTTCCAACTACCACGCCATCAATAAGTCCTACAATACCAAGATATTTAAATATAATTACATCTGGGATTTCAAGAGTTTATGATACTGAAGTAAACGCAATTGCTGGAGGAACAACTGGATTAATTCAAGTTGTATCGTTTGGCGTGGGGCAAACATATTACGGACGAAGATATAGCGTATCTCCATTGCCATATAACAATTTGATTGAGCCAGATAGCGTTGTTAACCTGAATGATGATCAGATAGTTAAATTTTCTACATCTGGAACAATGCCGAGTGGATTGTCGGCAGGAGTAAATTACAAAATTAAATTGTTTGGTGATAATGTAAAAGCATACAGTGCGACAACTCCTTTTGCAGAAATCGCTCTTGACAGTGCTGGCACTGGTAAATTAAGCCTCGACATTGAGCGTACAATTACTCCATCCAAATCAACTCAAATTTACTGCGAGCGTTCGCTTTTTGAAACTGGTCAGGCAATCAATGTGAGAGCAGTAGAAGGCGACTCATTGCCAAATCCGTTGGTTGCAACAACGACATATTTTGTGCGTCGAATTGACGAAAATAATTTCGAGCTTTACGGCACGGCAGCACAAGCAAAAGCCACCGCAACTACAGGCAGAATTGAGTTTCAGACTTCTGGCGACTCCGTAGACTCCACATTCTTCATTGATGCGGCAGATGAGAGAATCTTGGTTAAAACTGTTTCGCAAATTGAGAAGCCTCTAACAGATGGTTTTGTTTTGCTCTACGCATGGGACTACGGACGCTCAAATGACATGACCCTGATTGGTCGCTACCATCCTTCCGAGGTCAATCCGCAATATCGTAGACTCCGCATTGGTCAAAAATGTGCATGGGTGCGTCTGGCGTACAGAATGTCGCCTCCATTCATAACTTCGGTGTACGATTACATCCCTGTTGAGCATGAACGCGCAATTATTGCAGCAGTCCACGCTTGCGACATGGAAGATAAGGATTTTGCTGACCAAGCTACAAGGTACTGGGGCATCGCATTCAATTATCTGCGAAACCAGCAGGAGTACATTGATGGACACGCAATGGTTCCACCGCAAATTAATAATGTCACTTTTGGGGATGGCACTGACCCTGTAATGTTTTAATGAAAAGCGAACAAATCTCATCTGGCAGACTTGTTAAAGCAACCTCTGGATGGTTTGCTGGCGTTAACTCTGTACGCAACCCGTGGGCGTTACCTGAAAACCAATTTAAATGGGGAGTAAATGTACAAGTGCGAGGCGGCATCGTGCAAACTCGCCCCGGCCAAGCAATGCGGTTGTCTTTGCCTGCTGGAAATTTTCAAGGCGGCATTTTTTTTGCGGCAAACAAGCAAAAAGAAGCAGCAAAAATCGAGACAATTAATGGTCGCACGATTACGATTCCTGCAAAGATTTTTAACCCTGAAGGCGAAGGTGTAATTGCTGACGAATTGCCGTACATTGTTTTTGCAGTCAACGGATCGGTCTACTATGCGCCTTTTCCATTAACGCAACCAAAAGACTGGTCGCAGTACAAACTTGCTAATATCTCGCTCGACCCAGATGTTGATCAGTTTGTTTTTTGCTTGGCTACGCAATCTGCAAATCTCTCGACTGGAAAAGATGAGATTGTTACCCCATCCAATCGAGTTGTTTTTATTCAAGACGGGGTTTCTGCGCCTGCTTACTGGGACGGGTCTAATAAGACAGGCACTCAATCGGCATCTATCCCTACTGGCTACTGGATGGCATTTTCTGGGAACAGACTCTGGATTGCGGACAAAAACATTGTGCTGGCATCCGACCTCGGTGATCCCACTTCGTGGCAGGAACGCAAATCAGGAACAAGTCGAGGCGACTTTGCGTTCAGCCGACCTGTGACGGGAATGGTTAGCTATGTTGGTCAGGACACATCAACCAGATTGATTGTTTTTACAGACCGATCTACATTCTCGCTTGCCAGCGGAGTTCTTGATCGCGCCCAATGGACATCAACTGTAAATTTTCAAAATACTTTGTATCCAACAGTCGGATGCATCGCTGGTAAAAGTATCACTTTTCAAGCGGGGCAGATGTGGTGGTACTCGCAAGGTGGATTACTTGCTGCGGATGTCGCGGCAGCATCATACTTGTCATCGCAAGTTATCTACAAAGATGTCGAGATGGCACGAACAAAACAGTTCTTGTCAGGGAATATCAACAAGATTTGCGCAACCAGTTTTGAAAATTATATTCTGGTTAGCGTTCCTTATCTTGAAAAACTGAACTCACAAACAATGGTTCTTGATTATGCTGCTGCGTCAGAATGGTCACAGTCTCGCGTTCCTGCGTGGTGCGGAGTATGGACAGGCACTCGACCAGTAGAATGGACTACAGGCACGATTACGGGGCAGCAAAGGTGCTTTCACTTTAGTGTTGACTACTCTGCTACCTCGGATGGTTCATACAACCATCTTTGGGAATCCTTCGCGCCACAAAAGTACGACTCGTACTTCGATATCGAATCAGATGGAAGCACCACTGAAAAAATCAATCGCATTTACTGCCAGATGGAGACTGCGATGCTTGGCGACCAGATGGATTTGAAGACTTTTATGTATTCTGAAATTGAGGCTTGCGAAATCGGTGGCGTTGTTGACTTAACAGTTGCATTTCGAGGAAGCAAAGGGAAGCACAAGGAAATTTTAAAGAAGCGAATTCTTGCGGTGACAGATCGTGTCCAGTGGGAAGGAACCCCATATGAAAAACAAATTGAAGACCTCGGATATTTAAGTTCGCAATATCGTAGATTAATTACTGAATCTTCACAGAGGCAAATTGACTATCAAACTTGCGAAAGTCCTCTGACAATTGATATCGACAAAGCATTCAGCATTCTTATCGAGTGGTGCGGTCAAATGGGAGTCGAGATTGTCCGAATATTTATTGATCCATTTGCTACAAAGTCTCTCGGTGTACCTCAAAGCGACGAAAAAAAATACTGCGTTGTTGGTCAGGATGGACAGAATTTCACAATAGATAATTTACCCAATGCCTATGACACAAGCAATGGTCAGCAGACTTCATGGTACGCACAAGTATTTAAAACTGTCACATTGACTTGTAGTAATGGGTCTCCTGCAATTGCTGCTACAGCAGAGGCATCGTTTCTTTCGCGCATTAGCTACGAACACGCGCAAGAAGAGGCAAGCACTCTGGCACTGCAAGCAGCAAATGCTGCCGCGCAACAATATCGAGCAGAGAATCCTTGTTAATATGCCATCAATTGTTACAGCATCACAAAGAGTTACTGACTTCCCAAGTCGGTTCGTATTTCCGTTTAGTAACGAAAATGCAATCCCTCTTTACTCATCTATCAATTTTATTAATCCTGCCGAAAATAATTGCTTGCCATGTATCGTTTGTGGGAATATTAATGATCGCTTCAATGCCATTGAGGAACAAGCGAGTAGATTCAAAAACTATGTGCCAAACCAGTTTGACAAAACAAATGTTGTAGTTGGAACAGTATGAAAATTAGTAATATAGAATATAAAACTATTCCAAAAGACAGTGGCGAATTCCTTGAACTTGTTGATTTTGCCGAGGAATTTGACCATCATGTAGTTGAGCATCCACAGGTAAATGTCATTGGACATTATAAGGATGGAAAATTGTTTGGATATTCAGATCATGTTTACATCCCAGTTCTTTACCCTGCTTTTCATCCAAAACATACAACTCCTCGCGATGTAGTACAATGTATGCACGATCTTAAAGTGTATGCACAAGTGTCTGGATCGGCAGGATATATTGGAGTGCCTCTTCAGGACGAACGCACTAATTTTACAAACGCAATCATGTCAAAACTTGGTTTAAACCGAATGCACCGAGAACTTTTTAGTCTATAAGGAGAAAAACTATGGGAGGATCAGCACCAGCACCAGTTACTTACGACACGGCAAAGATGATGCCGCCCCCAAATCCACAATCGACATACGATATGTTGGGTGCATCGATGAAGTTAGGGCAAAGCGCACTGGATTTGCAACGAGGGAATATTTCATTGGCATCAAAAATGCCTCCTCGGATGTTGGAATACAACCCCACCGAGGTCTCGCAGCAGGCGTACGAATTCGGTCTTGGCAACATTCAACGCTCACGCGAAGGCGAACAACTGACAGACCCTTTCGCAGCAGAAATGCGGATGGGATTGAGTCAGCAAGTTGCGGAAGCAACTGACCCGAATAAATTGGAAGACTTTTTGAGCCGATTTGCTCGCGAACGAGGGATTACCTCGGTTGCATCGACGGGCATCGACCCTTCCAGCACAATTGGTCGATCTGCTCTTTTTGACAAGACTGCCGAGGCAGGCAGGAACATGATGTTCGACAACATCGCGAAGAGGCAGGCATATTTGCAGGCAACTCCAGCACCAATGGGAGGCATCGACCCCGGCGCATCAGTTGCCGCACAGCAAGCCACCAGAGACGCAAACACTGGAACCATGAATGCATTCCAGCAGCAAAACCTTCAAAATGCTTTCGGCATGGGTCAATCGTATGCCGATTATGTAAGTAAAATGATGGGTGAAACCCTATCGGCAAATCAAGCAGAGCAGGCTAATCTTCGTAATTATCAAGAACAATTAATTAACAATATACTTGGTAAGGCTAATTCAGAGAATGCCGCAAATGCGGCGGCATCCGCTGGGCAACAAGCGCAGACAGGGCAAATGATTGCTGGTGGTGGTGCGGCATTGGGAGGATTGGCAGCAGCAGGAGTAGCAGCAGCAGTAATTATATAAATGAATATAGAACTATTAAATAAGACTGTCGAAATGGCTAAATTGTGGGCTACCAATTGGCCTAAAAGCGTTGTTTTATGGTCTGGAGGCAAGGACTCAACTGCACTGCTCCACATTCTTAAATTTCGAGTAGGAATCGACCTTCCCGTTGTTCAATTTCGCGAACCAAAGTTTCGCGAACGCTATGCGTATTCGGATCGTTTGATAAAAAAATGGAGACTGGCAATCTACGAATACCCACCATTGAAAGTAGCATTGGCAACTGGGCCTGATACCGAGACAGGTAAAGTGCGATTCGATATGTTAAAGTATTTTCAGTGGGGAGAAAAATGCGTTGTAATGTCACTCGGAACGGAACGACCAAAAGAAGGCGAGGATTTCTTGTGCGGCGTTAATGATTTTCTGCTTCGTCCTACAGGAACTTTTCATTGGCCTTGGAATGCGGTTTACATTGGCACAAAAAACACTGACACAGATTTGATCAAAGGAGATGTTTCGGTATCAACTCACATTCGCCATGCAGACGGGTCTCCAGTTAGTCTGTACCTACTCCGAGACTGGACTGACAAAGATGTTTACGACTACCTTGAGTACTCTGGCATTGAACCTGACGAAACACGCTACATTAAAACTGAAAAAGGATGGGGGAATAATCCTGACAAGTCGCTCAACGCTGATTTTTACCCTGTTTGTTTTAATTGCGTAGATCGGCATCAAGGAAAATATGTTGATTGTCCCAAGCTAAAGGCGAAAATAACCAATGTTTCTCATCTCGCGCCATATGAAGACATCGTGATCGACGATCTTGGATTTCGACCTGTGGACTGGACTAAAAAGAAAAATGTATGATTGCAAAACTTGTGGAGCGTGTTGTTGTTTTAAGTGGTCATGGCCGATCCTCAAACGAGATCGTTCAGACGCAACAGGCATCCCAAAAGAAATGCAACGGGAGGACTATCCGCTGATGAAAACAACTAACAACAGATGCATTGCTCTTCAAGGAAAAGTTGGAGAGACTGTTTGTTGCATGATTTATCCAGATCGTCCAAAATCATGTGCTAATTTTGTTGTTGGTTCAGAACTTTGCAAAGAAGCAAGAAAAAAGAAAGGATTTTAATTATGGGAGGTTTGCAAAAAAGAATTGAAAAAGATGTTTCCAGAGTATGGTTGCCAGTAAGAAAAGTAATTGATCCATTAAATATAATGGATCCTTTTAACATATTGCCTGATGCAAAGTTACGAGGTAAAAAACCTTTTTCATTTGACCCAGAATATGGTGGTGCTTTAGGGAAGGCTTTAAAAGGCCCAACTCGACCATATGTGCCGCCAAAAGTTGATTTTTCAAAGTATCAAGTTCCGCAATTTAATTATAACCCATCAGGATTTCTTTCTCAAGTTCAACAAGGTAATCAAGCGTCTTTAAATCAAAAAACAGATGCATTGGCATTAGCTAATGCTGATCAACAAGCTAATATTAATTCGATAATGGCGCAAAGCAAACCTCCTGTTCAAAATAACTTTTCGTCACCTAATTTAAACGGGTTGACATTTGGTGGAAAATAATTAAAAATAAATCAAAATGAAAGGACTATAATTATGGGTGGAGGAGCAAGACAAGCAGCACCAACAAAAGCACAGGTTCAGGCTCAAGCAGATCAAGAATCTGCTATGATGAAGATGAATATGCAAATGAACCAGCAGCAAATGGCTATGCAACAATCTATGTTGCAAGCTCAACTTGATGCTGCCGAAAAGCAAAGAGTTGCAGCAGAAAAAGCAGCACAGGAAGCGGCAATCCAATCGCAATCCTCTATGGCTCAACAAGCAGCACAGCAAAATATGCAAGATGTTGAGCAAAAGTTAACTGGCAAGAATGTTATGCAAGAACTTGCTGATCAAAATGCCGCAAAAGCCTATAATAAAAGTCTAACCACAGGTGCTGAAAATATGACTGGCAATTTTGATTTTGCGAAGTCAAAACAAAATGCATTGCAACAACTTGGCGCAGCATCTGGAACATTGCCACAAAGCACAAGTAATACACTTTCTAATATTTACGGGTTAAATCCAGCAGCAACAACTGCTGCTACTGCTCTAAATAAAACTGGTAGCAAAAACCAGTATACAATGCCAAACACTAAAGACTTACAATTTGGAGGATCATAATTATGGGAGGAAAATCTAAAAGCAAAGGTGGAGGTGGAGGCAATACTACTGCTCCTGCTCCTGACAATTCCGCTCAAATGAAGGCAATGCAGCAGCAGCAGGAACAGCAGCAACAGACTTTTGCAAAGCAGCAAGCAGATGCTCTGGCGGCACAACAGGCGGCACAAGAAGCGGCAAGAAAAGCAGCAGAGGAGGCAGCAAGGCAACAGGCTATTGCGTCTCAATCTGCCAATGCTCGTAGCCTTGCAACTACTAATCAGCAGGATATTGGTAACAAATTGCAATCGACACTGAATACGCCAATACAAAGTGGCACGATGAATTACGGAGCGCAGGCAAGCGGGTTTAACCCTGCTGCTGCAAAGCAACAGCAGATCACCTCGATGGGAGGTAGCGCACCAATGCCTATGGCATCGCCGGGAGCAGCAGTCGCCGCAAAAGTAAATGCCGATTCTGGTGGCACTAATGCCGTTCAGAACCGCTATACCATGCCAAATACTACGGATTTGCAATTCGGAGGAACTTAATATGCCATCAATCTCTTATATCCCTAAACTTGAAAATCAATCTGCTGTTGTTAATCCAATAACAAACAAGGGAAGTGATTTGAAGTTTACAAAAGATGAAATTATGTCTTTCATCCAACAAAATCCTGAAGTTTTAACGGAGGAATACTGGAAAGGCAGGCAGGCACTAACAGAAGGAATTTCCAAGGGAGTTAATTCATTGTTAAACAGTGCAACTGGGTTGTTAACGCAAAAAGCTGGGGATATAAAATCTGCGGCAGATGCAACAACAGCACATAATCGAGCGGTTGAAATTGCAAACATTAAAGCCGCACCTTTTAATATGCCAAGCACGGCAGGAATAAAATTAAATAATTATGGTTAATGCATTTTCTTTTTCTTACACGCCAAAACCATCCACTGCATTAGCGGCTATAACCCCGCTTAAATTGCTGGGAGAGGGACGGGAGGCATTGCGCTTCACGGCAAGCACTCCCATGTCGTTTATTAAACAGAATCCAGAGGTTGTCACCGAAGGATTTTGGAGAGGCAGGCAGGCACTGACCGAGGGAATTGTAAAAGGTGGAACCTCTGCATTGAGCGGGATTACTGGTGTATTGGCTCAAAAAGCAGCAGACATAAAAGCAAAAGAAGATGCTCAAACTGAACATCAACGAGCATTGGAAATTGCAAAAATTAAAGCCGCACCAACATTTAATGAAGAACTTTATAAAACAAACCAACTTGCAATTCAGAACGAGCAATTGCGTAAACTGCAAACAGAAAATAACAATGTTACTGCAACTGAATCAACTGGATCACTTGCTCCAAGGGAAATTGATTTTTCAAGTGATTTAAACTTAATTCCTGATTATGGTAAGCAACCAGTAGAAACTCCCGTCTCTACTGACAAACCTCCTGTTGATACTAATTCTACTGGAACTCCTGCTGGAACAACATATGTTCCTAATCCACAAACTCCAGCACAAAATGCAATTATTGCATTTCAAAAATCTCAACAAGAAGCAGACAATGCAAAAAGACAACTTTCCCAATCAGCGGCAACTTCAGTTAAATTTGAAACTGAAAAAGCACTTCAAGAAAATAATTTTGATGAACTTGACAGGCTTGCAAACCTTGGTGCGATTGATCAAAACCTTTTAGTTCAATATAAAACAAACCAACTTGGAGTTAAAAGATACTCTGATCGTTTAGCAAAACTTCAAGCACCTACTACTGATACAGCAATTGCATCAAATACTCCAGTTGCAACTCCTGAACCTTCTCCTACTCGTTCTATTTTTGGTCAAAGCAACAATCCTAATTTTACTCCGTTGCGTGATGCATTTAAAAATCGCGGAGTTGTTTCTGAAACGCCAGCACAACTTTCTGAACAAAGTATTGCTCCATCAGAAAATTTAAGTTTTTTAGATATTAATTCAATAACTCCTGCACAAACTCAATCAATAATAGGAGAATACCAGTTGCCTGTTGTTGAATCACCTGTGCCTCGCAATTTGTCAGAAACCGAAGGTAGTTTAGTACTTAATGGAGCAACATTGCCACTTATGCGAGTAGAAGGAGCAGAAGATAAGCCATTAGCAGGCACTCCTTCAGTTGAACTTGCGCTTCCACAACAAGTCCCAACAAAACCATTGGAAGCAAAGGCAGTTCCATTTACTCAAGATGAAATAAGATATTATCTTGAAGATAAATATACATCAAGAGCATATCAAAGTCCAGCAGATGCCAATATGGCTAAAAAAATACTAGAGCAAAAACTTGGTGTAAAAGTTGAAATTGACACTGAAAAAGCAGAAAAAGGTCTTCGATTATATCATGTAAGAATAGTTGGAGAAGCACCACCACCTAAAACTGCTCCTGAAGGATATTTTACTGAATCAATAAAAGACGCTAATGGCAATGAAACATATGTATATAAGCCTAAAATTGCTGTAAAACAACAAATTGCAACATTTGATAACAATATAGACAAAGCAAAAGTTCTTAAAAAAACATTAGAAAAAATTGAAAAAATAGCACCGGGATATCTTTTTGCTGGTGCTGGAGGTATTTCAGGTCTTATGAAATACAATCCTATTGCAAATGACGCAAGAACAACAAGAAGTTTACTTGATACAGTAAAAGGAATTGTTGGATTTGATGAATTGGTTGCATTAAAAGCACAAGGTGGAACTCTTGGAGCATTATCAGACAAAGAATTAGATATGCTTACATCACTTAAAGGATCAATTAATCCAGACATGGATGAAGCTACATTTTTAGAAAACATAAAATCCATGAGAGAATCTACGGAAAGACTTATTTCTGGTCTTGAAACAGATAAAAAAGAAGTAATGAAAGTTGAAAGTCCAACTAAATTTCAGCCTATTCAATCTCAAAATCAAACAAATAAAAAAGGAGATTCTTTTATATATCAAGGTAATAGATATGTCCATGATGGCACTAAATTTGTATTAACTAAATAAAATGGCTGAACCACAACAATCATTTACAGAACCACCTAAAGGTGTTGAAGTTATTAAACAACAACCTGAACCTCCCAAGTCATTTACAGAAATACCAGAAGGTGCTGTATTAGAACCTCCCAAGTCATTTAAAGAAGTTCCAGAAGGCATTAAATTAGAAGATGATTTAAGTATCGACGAAATAAAAAAGATGCAGTCTGAAGGAGTTAAGTTGTCGGAAAAACTCCAACGCAAACTCTTCAAAGCAGATGACGAACGCAGTTTTCTGGACAAAGTATCTGGTGTAGCAAGTTCATTTATCCCAGCCGCGACAGAAATTGTTGGTCAAACTGCAACAGGTGCAGGCGAGTTTATTAATGATGTAGCAATACAACCGCTTTTATTAAGTGTTGGAGACAGTCTTAATGAGACTGAAAAAGCCAAAAAAGTAAAAGAAAAGCGTGATCTTGCATTAAGGTCTTTAGCGGTTGGCGTTGCAAAAGATACAGAAGAAACAGCAAATGCTGCTGTGCGTTTTGCAATGTTTGGCAGTTCTACCACTGACAAGTTGTTTGGAAAAAGTGAAGAAGAACGGTTCCGCGCATGGCAGGACAGGGAAGTGATGCGTGAACAAGAGAGGCAATCACTTGAAGCAAATCCAGATCGTGCAGCATATTTGCTTTCTCAAAACCCACTAATTCAGGGATATGTTGAGAACGAGGCAAAGAAGATGGGATTGTCTTCTGACGAAGTCGAGAAAGTGAAACAAGATTATATCCAGTCAATGCTGGATTCAGGTCTCACTAAAGACCAGATCAACCAGAATATTTCTGCATTCGGAGAGTTTGTTTCGCCAGTAGCGATTCCCGGTGCTGGTCGAGTTGGTAAATTTGCAAGCAAAGTTGTTGGGAAAGCACTTTCTAAAGTTGCAGCACCAATATCAAAAGTCATTGGAAACCTGCCAGCAAGAGCAATTGAAAAAACTGCTGGAGG